AACTAATCGCATATATCAAGGAGCGAATCGAGAGCTTTACACAAGCTTTAGATATGCGATTAGAGGAAATGCAACGAATTATTAACCGATTGCAGGAAATTGTTTACGGAAATGGAAGTGGTTTGATTGCGAAAGTAAACACATTATGGTATATCGTGTGGGTTTTAACTTTCGTGGTTTTTGGACAAGGAGTTATAAGCGTTTTTGGAATATTTTAAACATGATTTTAGTTAATCATCGAGTGGGCTTATTATGTGTTCAGCATCATCATAAAATTCTTCTTTCGATTGCAAATAACTTAAATTTTTAGCTAAGTAATCTTTAACCTTAGCTAGTAAATTTTCAGCTTCTTCTGGACCTATCGCAAGATCAAACAGTTCCTTTATAAATTTTTTCATGTCAAACTCATCAAACAGAACTAGCTCCACGAATATTTCGGCTGCCAATTTTTCCTTCTTCGGCAGCCTTTTTATCAGCTTCCAAATTCTCTCCAAAATGTCTCCTCTTCCTTTTGCCGACTTATAGCTTTTGTACTGTAAAAGTCCACGGGGTTTTATCTGCCATACTCTATTCTCCTCTTTTTTGTTTTTATAGTCAGTGAAGGTAATTTCAAACTTTTGCCGGTTAACTGCCCCACCTGCGATAGCTCGGAAATGGTTTTTTATAAACGTCATTATGTATGTGCTAAGTCGCGTTTTTTCTGGGTTGTAGTGTTTTAGGCACTTAATAAAAATATCTAACATTTCCGCTTCGGTTTCATCATTCACCTCCAAACCAAAATATTCTGAAAACCTTAAGGCACCGTGAATTATTAACGGAGCATAAGCCTGTAATAATCGCTCAAATGCTTCCCAATCGCCTTTTTTCCACCTTTCGATTAGTTGCTTCTCCTCATCACGCGACAACTTTCTATAAGACTTCCCATAGTAAAGCAGAAGTGGAAAGTCACTTTTACGTTTTTTCATATCGTTGTATTACTCATGAAAAGAGAATACAGTTTTTCGTTAGCAAAATGTCGCCTTGCTCTCGCTTTGCTTCGTAGCCAGCACTCGAAGTTAGTCGCATAAACAATCGAAAAGCGGTTATCATACTTCCTAATTTTTTCAATCCCATATCGACAAAACATATGGATAAACCCTTTCCCAAGATGCCCTTTTGTCCTTAACTTTTCACAAATATATTGAACCTCCTTATCTAACTCACGAAAGAGAAAGTAAACTGGTGATATGTTCGGGTTAAATCCTTGTCTTTCTGTTTCATCCCTCTTTTTAAGAAGCAAATTATTCAAGGCGATAAAAGCAACCTGAACATCCTGTAATAAAAAATACTTCTCGTAGCTCTTATAATCAACTTCGAATATAGGGTGCGTTTTCTCTAGTAAACCATAAAACGACAACCCCTTATACTCTTGCAACTTCTTATGCTTTTTAACTAACCACTCATCGTACGTAATATGGTAAAAAAACCCCTCGAACGTAGCATAAACCTTAAAATCTCGAGCATTCTTTATCTTTAAGAAGCTGGGAAACTTTTTAATATCTATTTTCAAATCGTTGACTAGACGTCTTATTCCTGCGTTAACGAGATTATGTGAAATGTCAAAACCAGTTAGCGAAAATGAATAACCGTTTTTCTCATACTCGATTATGAGGTGATTAATTATGTTGTTCAGACTTACGTAAAATAGCGGACGAAGGAGATACTTATCATACATAATGTCACACCTCCTACCTTTATTATAATTTAGGCGAGGAGGCAAAACTATGAAAATGAAACCAGAAATGTTTCCTAGGTATTCTGCAGAGGCTGTTGAGTTTAAAGGTAGGAAGTGGGTGAATTTTAACGTGGCAACCCGTGGATATGAACCGACGTTACCCAGAAAACTCTTAATCTATAAATGTGCGAAGAAAATAGGTCGTACTCTCTTTGTCGATATTGAAAAGCTAAAGAAAGAAGAGGCTCGCGGAGCTGCATATGTCGTAATAAAGTTAAAAAAGTTTAAAAACATCCCTGCATTTAACCTATACGGCCGACGATACATCATTAGGGGCCTTGTTAAAAAGCATGTTCAATGGACTTATATCCCAGAGCTTAGAGAAGCACTTGTATACTTTCATGGAGGAGCTTACTATGAGCTAGAAAAACTAACTGAACTTTTGAAAAAGATAAATGGGGAGAGCGAGCGTGATAAAGCCTGGATACAAAGCATTATCGAACGCTATAATATTTGATGATTTTCTGCTGTTATTTATCGAGACGAGAGAAAACAACAGTGAGAGTTGCTATCTAAAAAATTCTGCAATTGTTTTTCCGGAAAAGTTTAAAGTGGAGAGCGAGGCGTTTATGTTTTATATTTTGTGGTGCCTAGCTGAGGAAAAGGCGACGGTGGTTGTCACTGAAGAATTTTTTTTGATCGATATTAGCCCATCGGTTTTGAGTGAGTTAGAAGCAGCAAACATAATTGGGAGAGAGCTAGGGGTAGTTGAGTTAGTCATGCCGGGGGTGATCGGAGGTAAGATGGAGGAGCGGGTATGGAAGGCTATAGACAGGCTAAGGGTGGCAGAAAAGGAAAAGAGGCTAAATGTTTATAGAAAAAAGGAAGTTTATAAGAATTCAAACTAAAAAATTTTATTTGCCTCGGACACACCTATATAATATAATATATAGTGGAAGGGGGCAGCTGGAAAAAAGAAAAACCCATGAACCAACGGATGCCTAGGAGCGTATAATAGATGTAGGTGGGACACCGACCCGTGGTGGTGTCATGATCGATCCTTATCATCCCCCGCACGGCCACCACGGGTCGGAATGAAAGCAACGGGGTTATGAGGCGTAGGATTACAATTGGTCCGAGGCCTAATAACCCCTTTTCTTAGTAAACTAACTGTCAAAAAAGTTACCATAAGGTGGAGGACGTTAAAAATGAAAAAGTTTGTGTCCGTGAAAGAATTAGCTGAGATCCTTAACTTGCACCCTGTAACGATCTATAGGCTCATATCAATCGACAAAACGCTAAAAGCCTATAGAGTAGGACGCAACTACCGCCTTGATTTGGATGAGGTTTTGCGTTTGGCTAGGGAAGGTAAGATTCAGCCATGGAGTGAAAAGAGACGGGAAAGAAAGCTGTTGGAGGCGTGTCAGAGGCAAGCGTTGAAGGATCAAGGTGAGAAGCAAAAGGAGTAAGAGATGAGTACTATACATCCCTCGAAATGGATCTTAAGCAACAACCTTTCCTTCTTCCTCGACGGTGACATTTTGATCCTTGATATCGATGAGGACTATAGCTATGACTCACGGATAAGAGAAGCATATCTTAAATATGTTGAGGAAAAAGGCGTTGCTCCCATCATCGGGTACGTAGTGAGAAAGGTTGGATATTATGCAGACCATCCAAACTATGAAAATTTTGAGTTCGGACAGGTTATAGGGATTAAACTTTCATGGTACAAAAGAAAAGCTAGAAAGGACAAGAAGCAGTTTATCCTTAGCGAATTAAAGAAAGGATTAGGAGTTGACCTAGAAAAAGAAAGAAATCGACCGCTTGCACCTAAAGCGTTTATTAAAGCTGCTTATTACATTAGAGCATGTGAAAAAAATGAAATTGATTTTGAAACATTTAAAAATAGCTTGGATCTTAGGACACGATTTTTATATGAGACATTTTTAACGCAACCAGACGAAGTTGAGTCCCTATTTTCGTTCTTCAATGATGTTATTTACTGGCCGCATGAGGATCCGATACCTGCTCTGGTCCTGTTTTGCTACATCAGTTATTGCAAAACGAAAGGAATAACGCCGGTGCTAGTTAAAGGAGAAAGCATAATCTTTCCTTTAGCACAAAAAGAAAAAATTGCACAGGTGATAAAGTATGTGAAAGAAAAAGAAACAAATCAAAATGCCGTATTTCGCGTTGGTCCGGATGTTATTGTGCCATTTAAGGAAGAGATTTTGGAATTGGTTAGGGTTTGAATGGTTAAATAGTGTTATTGGACAACATCTAAAGGAGGATAGCTATGAGACAAACCGCTAAACAAAAAATTCAAAAAACTGATTATCTAAAAAAGTATGTTTATCCGGACATTAAAGTTAATGATTCAGAAGAAGAAAATTCAAAAGAAAGAAGGATCGTCGAAAAGTTTATTTGTTCACATGAGGGTGTTAAAATCATTGATGGCTGCCTACATATCAATCACACTTTTAATGGCTCAGAAGAAGAAACTGATCCTGGATTATTTGTGATTTCTTCGATGTACTTGAAGTATGTTTGGCTTTACGATATCACTCCAATTTTCTTTTTCAATACGCGTTATGGAGATATAGTCGAACAGGAAATGGTTTGGCTGCCACTTTTACAGGATAGCCCATTTAGTGTTCTCGATACCATAGCTGTGTTCGATAGGGTTAGAGAATATGCTAAGATGATTGCTAATTCCGAAAACTTAATTTACTGGGAAGATACATCAGATGAAGACATAAAAAAGCTAGGCATTAATGAACCCGATCTTATAACAACATTTGGAATAAACATAGACGATAGCAAATTACATGACGACAAGTTCTTAGGTTTGTTAAAGTATGAATTCGAGGTTTTTAGTGGAGTTGTTGGAATTTGCTGTATTAACTGTGGAGAAGTTGAAACATTTGGAGCTAAGTTTATGGTTCCTTGCTATGAGACAAAAAAATTCCTCCAAAATATTGCTTGCTATATCAGGAGGGTTGAGCAATTAAAAAAGAAAGGAATAAAGGATATTCCGCCTTATAAGAAATTGATGGAGAATGTTTAATGCCGTGGTTAGGTTAGGTATCGTTGTGTCTAGGTTGTCATAGGAATAAGGAGGTTAAATATGTGGAGTCGAGATAGTCCAAAACAGTTTACATGCGTGAGGTGCTGTTATGTCGTTCCAATACCGATATGTCACGTGGCGAGATGTAAAACGCGAGATTGAAAGCGTTAACAAAGAGCTGAAAAACGTTGAAGTTAAAGAAGTCTACAAAAAGGTGATGGAGAGACTAAACTGGCCGGAACACATACACGCGGTTGAGGTTATTAAGATAGTCTGTGAGCATTATGACGGTTATGAAAGAAAGATAACCTTGATTGGTAATGTGATCCTGGGTGAGAAGGCGGGGGAAACGATTGAGTATGAACTAAAACAAGGTGACATTTTTAGACTCGCTCGGTTGCTGGGGGTTATGGAATCGAATAGTGTTTTGGTGCATGACCTGGCTGGAGGAATCGTTGCTGTCAAGGCGGAAGCTAAGGGAGAGCGGTGGATAATAAATAGTGTTGTTAGCTGCCTCAAAAAAGCTCAGCGGAATGGGGTCTACGTTCAATCCTGTAACTAGAGAGGTGAAAAATGAGCAGATTATTAAATGCTAATGAACTAGCAGAAATCCTAAACGTCCCAGTTGAAACAATCGCTGAACTGACAGAACCACGAGGTCCATTTCCTGTTGTAAAGGTTAAAAAGAAGAAATTTTATGATTTAGATGAGGTTCTAAAGATGGCTAGGGAATATCGGCTTACTATGTGGGCGAAGGATAAGGCAACTGGGGTGTGGAGGGAAGTGTTGGATGAGGAGAAAGTTAAAAAATTGCTTATTGCTAGGTGAACGATCCGGAGGCTTCTAATGACCGGCCGTGATTTTATAAAACACATCCTAGCTATACACAGGGAGGTCAAGAGTGGGATAACATGGCGAAAATTAATTATGCTTTATTCCAAACTTTACATTGATCTCGGGTGGTATGTGCTGCCCTGCTATGGGCTTGTTGAGCTTGAACCGGGGCGACTAGTTTGCAGCTGTGGCAACCCGGAATGTCCTTCGCCCGGTAAGCATCCAAGAACATTGAATGGGGTATATGGAGCCACTAATGATATCAATGTAATAGCGAATTACTTGGAACTCGATCCCTTTATGAATATAGCGATAGCGACAGGGGAGCGATCGGGAATACTAGCCATTGATATCGATAACTTGGATGTTGTGGATAGGTTTAAAAGCCAGTTCGAAATCCCAGACGATGTTTTAGCACAAAAAACTGGAAAAGGAAAACACTACCTATTTAAATACCCAGAAGATTGGAACGGAAACGGACTGCCGAATAGGGTTGGAGAAGCGGAAGTCAAAGGTAATGGGAGATATATCATGATCTGCCCTGCTAAGCACATCAAGGGGGTTATCTATAAATTGGAAAACCTGGAAAAAATCGGAAAAAAGGAAAATTTACTTGCTGATTTACCTCCAAAGCTGAAAGAGGCAATAGAAAAAGGCGGCGTAAAGAAAAATGACGCCGACTATAATTATTTGGTGAGTTTTTCAGGGAGTGGAATATCAAAAATCGCTAAATTGACTTACGTGCCAAAAGGAAAGAAGAACCCAGTGACTGAGGTTAGGCTTTTTGTTCCGGATGGTGCCAAAGTTTCAAAAAATCACGCTGAGTTTCTATATAAGTGTACCATTAATGCGTTGGTAATCTGCAACATTCCAGAGGCGGTTATTGTTCGGGTTGTAAAGGAGGTCATGAAAATATTCTGTGATAGCGAGATATTAGAACAGGTTATAATAAAGGAGGTAAGGAGGCAAAAAGGCAACTTGATTAATTACATTGGTAAGACTGTTGATTTATCGTCCGGAACTATACCAGAAGGAAGTCGAAACAATACGCTGTTTAGCATCGGGTGTGTTTTGAAGGAAACATTAGTTGGGGAGCATCTAATAGGAGCGATTCTATGGATTATCAACCGGGAGATGTGTAAACCACCATTAAATGCTCGTGAGGTATCCAGCATTGCAAGAAGTATTACTAACTATGTAGTCAATCGGGTGTTTCGTAATGCAACCTTTTAAAAAAGGAGGAAGTGATTATGATGCACGACCAAGCCTATCATGTTGCTGCTGTTAATGGTAATGGTCAGAACGCTACTGAAAAAGAATTGGCCCCCGCAGAACACGAGGGCCAAACCACAACAACCACCACCACAACCACCACTCAATTAAATTATAGTGTAGGCGGCGGTGGTTGTCAAGGTGGTTTTGAAAAGGCTCCTATTATCTATGAGAGCTGTGATAGGAGTACCGTAGTCGATGAGATAGTAAAACAAGTGAGGGAGCTGGGGGTGCCGCTCTACATTTTTAGGGGTAAACTTGTAGAGGTTAGGGAGGACTCAACAAGTGGTAAACTTATAGTAGTTGAAACAGACCCAGAGAACCTACAGATCCTTCTCGAAAGATATTTCAGCTTCTTCATCCAGGGAGGTGGAGAAGGAGGCGGCTGTAAACGGCGGGCAGGACTACGCTCTACCGGCTGTCCGAGAGTAGTAGCAGCGGCCCTCACTAAGAAACCAGAAGGGCGGTTTCACACAATTAAAAAAATAGCTGACCATCCCGTCCTACGAGAGGATGGAACGCTACTCCTAAAACGTGGTTTCAATCCGCCCGATACTTTGCTGGTTTCTGACTACTCGCACCTAGTCGTACCAGACAGTCCGACTCAGGAGGATATAGATAAAGCGAAAAATTTCATAGAGGACCTAATCAAAGAATTCTACTTCAAGGATGAGATGGCTAAGGCTGCCGCTATCGCTGCTATGGCTACATGTGTAATCAGGGATTCGTTGGACACAGTTCCAATTTTCGTTGTTCGGGCACCAATAAGAGGAGCCGGTAAAACAACATTCGTCAAGCTCTGTGCGACTATCAGGTTAGGACATCCTGGATCAGTAATAGGATATAGACCAGATGATACGGAAATGACAAAAAGAATCGAGTCGGCAGTAATATCAAATAAGTCGTTCATTAACCTAGATAACTTTAATGGCATTCTTAGGTCTGAGACGTTAGGTCAGTTGGCTACAGAACAGGAGACCGATATTCGTAAACTCGGAGGACATAATAGTGAATCAGTTGAGTCCACAAAGAACCTTTTGATTTTTGCTAACGGAAATAACATAATAATCGATAATGACCTTCTAAGACGCGTTTTACTAATCGAGATATCTATACCACCAGAATATGTAAGGGATCCGCTTGCTAGACCATTTAGCAGAGATATACTCACCTACGCCAAGGAAAATCGAGATGAAATTTTTAGGGCGTTTTTTACTCTGTTTAAAGCTTACGTTAATAGCGGCTTCGGTGATTACTACAAGTATAACAAAGGCTTACTAAATTTTGAAAATTGGAATAAGTTTATTAGGTGGTTCGTCATATGGTTAGGATATCCAGATATATATTACATCATGGCTAATGTCAACAGTGATGATATAGAGGCTCAGATATGGGAGAGCATCTGTGAGCAGCTCTATGTAGGAACAGGAGGTGAGCCGTTTCTAGCAACCCAGATGATTAAGAAGATGGAGGATGCCCTAAGAAAGTATTCAGAGTTTAGTAGCACGATCAGCTTTGCAAAAAATGGTCTAACGCGTCTACAAGCGAAGGAAATCGTTGAGGAGGTTAATGGTAAGGCTGAAACGAAAACCGTTAGCTATACTGTAGACTGTTCGAGAGAAAGAATTAGCGAACTGATTAAGATATTAAGTAATTCGCACTTCGTAACGCTCAAAAGCTTCATTAAGGACTTAGAAGAGGTTTTGATGATAGAGGATGAGGGTGAGAGGTTGGAAAAGGCCAAAGCTGTGTTGGAGGAGCTTAATAATTGTTGTGCAGAGTTTATCGATATCTGTGAGGCTAATATAATTACTGTGGAAAAGCTAGTTGGGACGCACAGGACGATCGACAGGCGGACGGTATTATCAGAGAAGAGGGAGGTGACTAAGCCTAACCTTGCAGCACTGGGTTATAAAATCAGGGCGAAGGAAAATAGGCAATTTGGGCGGTTTATGATAGTAAAAAGTGATAAAAAACATAGGACAAACACAACGATGTGGCAAGTTATAAAAATTGAAGAGGAACAGGAAGCGTAGGCAACCTGATCCTTTGCTCCTTTCGTTAGCCGCTCGTGGGGTTTCTGGTTGGCCTCATGAGCGGTTTTTTTATCAGGTGGGGGATTTGTTAACTTAGTTTCCAAAGATTAGTCTTTTTAAATCATCTCCTGCAATCTCCATCTCCTGCACTATCTCCTGCACCATCTCCTGCATCCTTGCTTTAGTCATAAGTCCTTTAAATATAAGAGCTTACGCTTACTTTTTTTAGAAAACGCAGGAGATGCAGGAGATGTTTTAGTCCTCTGAAACAATTTCGTTATGGTATTATCATATGCCTGATAAGGATAGTACTGATTAAAAGCATCTCCTGCACATCTCCATCTCCTGCATCATCTCCTGCATCATCTCCTGCATCTCTTCTAAATTCATAAGTCCTTTAAAAATAAGGAGTTAGGTTTAATTTTTTACATAGATGCAGGAGATGCAGGAGATGTTTCCCGGGGTTGAAAAATTTTTGTTATGGTAATATTACAATCCTGACAATAATGGTGTAGGATTCCATTAACTGTAATATCACCTAGCTGATAAACATGGTGTATGATTCCGCTGCCATAGTGGATACATATATGAAAAACTTTTTAGGGTATAATATATCTCCTGCATCTCATGCATCTCCTGCATTTTGCGAGAATCATTAAACGCAACCCCTTGAAAAACCTAGACTTACGACAACACCCCCACTAGAGAGTGGTTGCAGGAGATGTTTTTTGACCCCCCAAAAACGCCTTTATCTCCTGCACCCCCAATCCGCGTCTCCTGCCCCCCTCGGCCTCATCTCCTGCCCTCCTGACCCTATCTCCTGCATAACCAACCCTCCCATTCAGTCAGCTCCTCCCCCCATTGAAGAAAAAATACCGCTGAGCTATAATTAAGTGAAATAAAAAGGAGCAACCCCATGACTTTAATAAGATCAAGAACCAAATGGATCGCCTCTATAGTTCGTGTTCATTGTGATCTTACTGAAGATTACAACCCGTTCGCTATCCTGGATTTATGTAGAAGCACTAACCCCCAATATGTTTTGATAACAAAAGATAATTGGCAGCTAGTTGATAGTTATTCTTTAGATTTTCATCGCCCGCCCAATCTTTATCCCTTACCAATCCCTGAGTACCCCGGCGATCTGGATCTACTAAAAACCTTGATTAGAGTAGACGATCAAGTTTTCGAAACAATTAAGTGCTGGCTAGTTTCTGCTATTTATCGCTACTATATGATTAGACGTGACAAAAAATCGCTCCTTGTTATAAATGGCGAATCATCAAAACAAAAAAAGCTAATAATGAAAGTTCTAAAAAACCTGCTTGATCCTTGTTACTCATTTGATGATCGATTTCCAGTTAGACCAAAAAAATTAATTGAAGACTGCGAAAGTAATTACATTCTGACTTATACACTTACTGACAAAATTTCATTAGAAAAATCAGCAGCCAATTTTTTCACATATTTGACTTCAGATCTATTTACTCCTATTACGGTTTATTGTTATTACCGGCCAATACTTACAACAGTTAATCTTGCATGTTATAGACCCGTTATCGTCGTCAATAATAGCAAGAATTTAAAGCGTCCGATTTTTCATGATTTTGAATTGCATATTGACGTCAAGGAATCAAAGGAGCAAGAGCCAGAGGAGGAGGTATTAAAAAGATTGGAAGATCTGAAACCAAAAATTCTCGGTGGGCTCTTAAGTTTGGTAGCTAGTGTAATTAAATATTAAGGCGTTGAATATAATTAAGTTAGAAGATGCAAAAACATGACTAAAAAACTGACCATAAGGCAGCCCCCAACCCCCCCTCGAGAGGTATGCGACAAAGCCAAACCGCCCGCTGGCCTCCCAAAATTTTTCACAGATTCGAGCGACAAAATCCCGACTTAGCCTCAATTAAACCCAAGTCAAATCAACTTAATCACAATTCAAGCCAAAATGAATGAAAACAATAAAAGATCTAAACTTTTGCCACCTAAGACCTGGTCGAAAAAAACAGCTAAAGAAATAGAAAAGCAGATTTTGAGTCAACTTGATGTAGCTTTAAAGCAATTGGAACAAGAAGGATTTATTTTAGAAGACGATAATGGCAAAAAGAGAAACCCATTAACCGTTTGCATTAAAGACTTGTTAATGGCCCTAAAAACTTGTCGCTCTATCCCACTTGATCAGCCTAAAAAACGAGAGAAAAAAGTCGACAAAAAAGAGCAGCAACTTGAACCACCAACTCTCCCCATTCTTGACTTACCATGACCCGCTACATCATTTGCTCCAGATGCTCAAGGCTAAAAAAGGTTGGAGAAAAATGCATCTGTTATAGAACTGCAGACAATAGAAAGCCCGCAGGTGAAAGAGGTTATGACTGGGACTGGTATAAACTTCGAACACAATATCTAAAACTCCATCCAACTTGCGAAATCTGTAAAATTAAACCTGCTGAAATCGTACACCACAAAGTCGAGATTATAACGGATCCAACAAAAAGACTGAGTTATGATAATTTAGTTGCTGTTTGTCGTTCGTGTCATTTTGATTTACATCGATGACGATAACTGAGTATTTGCAAAAATTAGAAGCTTATTGTGAGAAGGCGAAAAGTGATCCTAAAAAAAGCAAAATTGAACAACTTTTTTACGATCGACATTTAACGCTTTGCAACAAAGGCTATAAAATCGATCTAAAAAAAATAGAAGAAGTTTTGCGTTTTACTGGATCACTTTTTGTTTATACTCCGAGTGGTCCAAAAAGAATTGAACTTTTACCTTGGCAAATAATTACGTTAGTTGATATTTTTGGATTGCAGTTGGGTGATGAAGGAGGAAGATTAATAAAAAGATGCTTCGTTTCAATTCCTAGGAAAAATGGAAAAACTACATTCGCTGCAATCATAATGCTAATCGGTCTTCTCTATGCTCCTCCCGGTTCTAATCTTCTTTTAGCTGCTACTTGTCGTGATCAAGCAAGAATAACCAAGGAATATCTCGAATTTATTATTTCGCATACTCCCTCCCTTCTTAACCATTTTAAGGTTTTGCGGCGAGAGATTAGAAATAAAAGAACTGAAGCAAAACTAATCGTGTTGCCTGGAGACGTTGTTTTTTCATGGGGTTATAATGCGTGGTTGGTGATTTTGGACGAGTTACACGCATTTAAAAAACCTGGATTATGGGAAAGTCTGACAGGTGCAACGGTGGCTAATCCTGAATCGCTCGTTATAGGGATTTCAACAGCAGGACAGGATTTAACTGGTTTATACACGACAAAACGAGCATATTCTGAGATGGTTTTAACTGGGCAAATTAGTGATGATTCTTGGTACACATATATAACCACGAAAAATGATGATATTTTATGGCACGATGACTTAGCTATCGAACAAGCAAATCCTGGATTAAATAAAATTGTTCCGGCAAGTGAACTATTTAGATTACGTGATCAAGCAAAACTGGATGCACAACAAGAGCTATATTTTCGTCGCTATCATCTAAATGAGCAGGTTAGTGAAGGAGCAACATTCATAGCGTTGGATTTATGGAAAAAGCAGGAAATCGATAGTGCTAAAGGCGAAGTTGATTTAATTTCTTTTGGAGTTGACTTATCACTTTCAACGGATTTATCGGCTGTTGTGATTAGCTACTATGATAAGGCAAGAACTATAATTAATATAGAGGCCCATGCGTGGATTACATCGAAGGCATTGAACGAGTCGATTATTGCATCCGAACTGATTAACTGTAGAGATAGTGGCGAACTCACAATTTGCGAAGGGGAGAAGATAGATTTTAGCAGCATAGCAAACTTTATAGCCAGCAGATGGGTTCCTGGGAAGTCACTGATTTATATCGACCCCTATCCTGCCCACCTACTGATCGATGAGTTGGAAAAGAAACTGGGAATTTATGGAGCGGATATCATAGAGGTCAAACAATCAGGAAATGCAATAGATCAATTTATAAGGAAGGCACAGTTACTAGCAAATCAGTACGCTCTAAAGCACACGTATAATCGACTATTTGAGATCTGCATTTCGAATACTGTCGTGCGTGAAAATAAAAAAGGGCAGCTAACATTAGGCAGGTTAAGAGAAAAAGTTCCAATTGATCTTTCTGTTGCCCTAGTTATGTCGTTGATTCCTGCAGTTGATAAACCTAGTCAGCAATCGGGGCCATTAGTCGAATCGTGGATCTTTTAAAAAACATCAAAAATTACATCAGCAATTTCTTCCGCCCTTTTTATCGCAGCTCTGGATCATTTTCTATCGTCTATGGAACTGAGAATATTGTTGGTTACAGAAAAGCATTAGAAATCCCAGCTGTCTTAAGGGCGGTCAATCTAATCGCGTCATCAGTTGCACAGTTGCCAATTCATGTTTATCGTCGTGGGCCTTATCGCACTAGAATTTTCTATCATCCATATATCAGAGCTTTAAATAACCCTACTGATGGCGTTACTCGATATCATTTCATCCGCACATTAACAACTCATGCTCTTCTTACTGGAAACGGTTTTGCCTGGTTTACATCGGTACAAGGCCGCCCACAATTTATCATTTTGGATCCGCTGCGAGTTAGTTACGTTATTGATAATGGTAAACTTTACTGGGTGACAACGATCGAGGGGAAGGGTGAGGTTAGATTTCCAGATGAAGAAATTTTGCATATTAAAGGATTGTCGCTAGACGGTATTATTGGTGAACCCATTTATAAGTTGTTCGCCGATGCAGTAGGAGTAGCGGCTGATTTTCAAACATGCAGAAATAAGTTCTATAAAAATTCAGCTTTATCTTCTGGCTACTTAACTATTTCTCGATCGATAAGTGAGGAGGAAAGGCTAGCAATCATTCAGAGTTTTAAATCGATAGTTTATGCACCTCGAGACAGCTTCGGTTTGCCTGCACTGAGAGAGGGGATTAGTTGGCAATCGAGTCCTGTGCAGCTATCTAATGTGGATTTTGAGAAGCACCAATTAACTATAATTCGTGACGTTGCAAACTTGTTCGGTTTGCCACCTCACTTATTAGGCGACCCAACGAGAACTAGTTACGCATCGTTAGAGCAGGAAAATCAACACTTTATACAATTTTCTTTGGAGCCATGGTTGCAAGCATGGGAGAGCGAACTAAATACTAAGTTTGCTCCTCGTGATGCATATTGGGAGTTCGTGAGGAATGCGTTGGTTCGGAACTTATTGAATGACCGAGTTAAAGCGTATTGGACTCTATTTCAAGTTGGTGCTATTTCTCCAAACGAGATCAGAGCTAAAGAAAATATGCCGCCTCGAGAAGGTGGTGATATGTTCTACGTTCCTGCTAATTTAACCCCTAGTGCTCGCGATATACCTGGTGAGGAAGAAGAAGATGAAGAAGAAAATAATTCAACAGATAGTGAAAGCTAGAAACCGCTCACTTATTTTGATGCAAGACGAGACACCCGCACCTCCTAGTACTGACGTTTTTCTACTATATGGTGACATAACAATGGAAGTAGCGAACGAAGTTGTGGAGGCGATTAAAAATGGAGTTAAGGAACTGCGGGTGAATAGTTATGGCGGTGATTTCTTTGCAGGAGCTTCGATCGCTGCAGCTGTTAAAGAACATGACGTTTATGTAGTGGTCGATGGTTTAGCAGGTTCAGCCGCAGCGTTACCAGTTATCGCAGCGAAAAGGAATGCGTCAGTAGTGGGCGGTTATCTATATGTGCATAGAACGCTGGTGACTGTAACTGGAAATTGCAATGTTTTAAGATTCCAAGCAGATCAGTTAGAGAGGTTTGATGAGGAGGTTTTAGTGACGGCTTTAATGGAGCGAAGTGGGAAGGATCGAGAAACAGTAATTTCGTGGCTAGATGCAAAAATCAGTACGGAAAATGGAGAGTTTTCAGTCGATGGTACTGTATTCTCGGCGGAAGAAGCTAAGGAGTTAGGTTTGATTGATGAAATCATTGGGGCTGAAGAAGAGGAAATGGAAGAAGAAGAACCAACTGAGGAAGAAGCACCAACTGAGGCTACAAAAAGGATTACAAAAAAGGCGTTAAAACCGGTTAGGATGTTTGTACCTGATAATCCTCCTGGAGGTGAGGGTGTAGGAGTTGAAGGAGATTGGGAACGACCAAATTTAGAGGACTTCACTGACAAAGGCTGGGATGAGCTAGAGCAGGAAGAAAAAAGATTCATTGCGGCCCATTTTGCATGGGCCGAAGATCTGGACACATTTGGATCGCTAAAACTTCCGCATCATTATCCTCCAACTCATGACTCGCATCCAAAGGCGAGTCTTAACGGCGTAAGGAATGCGTTAGCAAGACTTCCGCTCACGGAAGGGCTAAACGATGATGAGCGTGAGAGAGTTCGTGATCATTTGCTTGAACATCTCCCTGTAGAGGAGAGAGCAATTTGGTTAGAAGTTGTCAACCTTTTTAGTAAGTGAGGAGTGAAAAATGAACGACGCTTTGATTAACGCCTTGAAAACCACCATTTCTGTTCATCGTAATGAGCAGCTCAAACCTGTGAAGGCCTTAGCTGGCTGGCTGAGAAAGCAAGCCGGGGTTCCTATTCCGCGAGACGAAAAGGAAGCACTGGAAGAGTTTGGCGGTTACGTTCGCGATATGTCATTTAACTTGCCGATCATGAACGCCACCTGGACGCGAGCTAGCGTTGGCGGTCACATGATCGAAACAACGGTAGAGAGTTTTGTTGAGGAATTGAAAACGGTGTCTGGAGTTTATGAAAATGCGACGGTATTTAGGAGTGCAACGCTGGAAAATGTTATTATCCCAATTATGGATGATACGGCTAACGATGGAGAGCTGTTGACTGGTGATCTAAACATGAGCACAACGGTCGAACCCTCTGTTGGCTCGCTGCAGTTAGGACAAAAAACAATCACGAGCTTGCCTATTACGGTCGCAGTGCCGCTCCTGAAAGATGCGGCTTTTGATGTCGAGCGTTATATCTTAGAGGCGGCTGCAAAACGGATTGGACGAAAATTGAATGCTCTTGCGACTTCGGGAACCGGTTCGAGTGGTCAGCCTACTGGTCTTGTAACACAAGCTCCGGCTCTAGTAACAGCGGCCTCAGCGACGAGCTTTACATACGACGAGCTCTTGGCACTAGTGTTCGCGGTTGATCCTGGCGTTCATCAGGTGGCCAAGTTCATGATGCACCCGGCTACGCTGAAAATTATTTTGGCGATGAGGGATGATACTGGTCAACCGATCGTTTATCGCGATCCTCTTGGCCAACTTCCGATGAAACTTTTCGGATTCCCTGTCGTGCTAAATGCCTCGATGGATCAGGTCGGAGCTAATAAGAAGGTGATCATTTTCGGTGATCTTGGTCGCTATATCATCCGTGAGCGAAATGAGCTAACGGTGCATGTACTGAAGGAAACTTATATTAGCAAGAACGCGGTCGGTTTCCTCGTTAACTACGATTTCGACTGCGGTCCGGCCTTCACCGCTACGACTAAAACAATCGGTGCGTTGAAGATGGCGTCGAGTTAAAACTTAAGATAGTTTTGGGGGCGGGCATATAGATATTCATAGTAGTTATCCCGCCCCCACCCCACAAGGGGCAAAGATATGATTCAAATCGTTTATAAAAAGTTATTGCAAGCTCACACTGTATATAGCTACGTCCGCCAAATGCTCGGTGGCGATTGGTCGGACTCTCAACTCGACCCTTTTATCCTCGCTGCCATTGCACATTTCGAAAGACACAGTGGTTACTCGTTTAACAGATACGAAATTTGTATATTAATTACGATTGCGGAAGATGATTATTTAGGTCGTTATGTCGCTCTTCCGCTTCCTCCAGTTCAGGAAATAAAAAAGGTGGAAGGGTCGAACTATGGCGAGTTTACGGAGTTATCAACGGATGAATATTCTGTAATGGACGCCGGAACAACTCTCATATTACCAAAAACAAATCATATTCTTTTTCGCGTCACATATACAGCCGGTTTTAGTCAGCCACCGGATGACGCTATAGGTCATGTCGCATCATTTGCATATAAATTGATAACGGAGTACAACCTTCCGCCACCTCCAGATTCAATACCCAGATTTTCATCGCCGTATCTAGAGAGACATTTATGATCTACGAAATCTATTTTCTCGAGGAAAGGACACTAACGGACAGCGATACAGGTGAGACTAGGACAGAAGAGCAAACTTTATCTAGGGTATATTTAGTTCCGGATCGTTTGGACTTTATTGAAGAAGAAACCGGCAAAGGAAAAAAGACACGAGGATATTTGCGTTTAACCGTTCATAATCTAGGATTGTGGCAACGAGTAAAAACAGCAACTCGAATTAAAATTACTTTGAAGGGAAAATATCCTCAAGAGGTTATGACGTTCGCAATTCGTTCTGTATCATTTTCAGGGCCTCAGGTTACTATCGAGGCTGAAACAATATGATCGAGAAGCTAATCTACAACTTTTTAAATAGATATATAAGTGGAATAAAAATTAGGCCGTTGAAGGCAGATCAAATGGATACGCTCCCCCTCCTGATTTACACTGTATCGGATGCAAAAGCTATCGAAACGCTGGACGAAAAAAGAGCATTGCATTATTCAGGAACATTTGAGCTTTGGACAACGACTATATCCGATGTCGATAACTATGTAAGTTTAATTCCCCCAGCTGATGAAATACAAATAACAGAAGGAAATGTAACCTATAAAGCGGAATTTTTCGTCGATCCTTATGTGACTGAGGAGGGAGAATTTGAAGAAGCAGCCGATGAAATAATATACAAAATTCGCATACCATTTGAGGTATTAGTTACAAGTGCTTAAGTTTGAGATTGTAAAAGACAAATTTGAGCGATTCATCCAAGTTAATCTCCAGGGACTTCGTTCTACTGCAAGGTATCGAGTTATCAGGGCGATGCTGATGGAGATTAGAAAAGAGGCATCAGGATTATTGAGAGGAAAAGCCACTAAGGATGTTGAGAAAAAAGCAAGGAAAGTTTTATGGTATACAACAAAGCAGAAAAATCCGCGAGTTGGTTTTATCAGGCCTATACCAAAAGAAGCTGATAGAAAAAAACCAGGTGTCGGATTATCGCACAGGAATATCCACTGGTTTGTCTTAGGAACAAAGGAGCGATATACAAGAGATGGGAAGTATAGAGGCAAAATGAATCCGTACTTTGTTGGCGTGTTACCTCAGGCAGTTGTATCAGCTCAAGAACGTGCATTGAAGCGTGCAGAAGAAGCGTTGAAAAAAGAACTGCAAAAAATTAATGCGAGGAGGTAAAGCCTATGTCAATTCTCTCTGGCCGAACTTTTTCAGTTGAGTATAGTGTGAATGCCAATGAACAATCGCCGACTTGGACCGCAGTTCCCCAGGTTGAGTCGATCACACCACCGGAGATTTCATACGACACCGAAACCGTCGATCTCCTGGACAGTAGTGAAAAATATGGGGTTAAGGTCGTGCTAGGTTCAACTGTCGGCGATTTGAGCGTTACCGTTAGCTATGATCCGAGTGTGCACAACAGCCTGGATGCTCTTGTTGGTGAAGAGATGTCTGAGACCACGCATCATGTAAGGATCAAGAAGGGAACAAGTGTTATTCAGGAGTTCACGTGGGTCGGTTTGTCTCGCCGAGTGCAAGAGATTTCGAAACGTGCTGTGCTTCGCTGTGAATATATTTTCCACGTTGGTCGCCCTGTAGCTCAAACATAAGATAGGGTGAGATTATGTTCGAAAAGTTTAAAGTCCGCGTTCACAGTGTGCCTATTGATGTCGATGGTGAACAGATCACCATTCACCTACGCGAGTTGCCCTTTGAAGTTGTAGCTCGAAATTATGAAAATGATAACCAGGCGGATGTTATGTTGAAATTTGTCGTTGCTTCTTTATGCAACGAAAATGGAGAACCAATTTTTGCTAATGAAGAGGAAGGGTTAAAGGAAGTTAGCAGCTGGCGATTTGATGTGATGAACAAAATCGCAGCTAAGGTTGTTGAGATTAATAGGCTAGAACCGGTCCCTTTGAATACGACCAACCCAGATTAGCCTTGTATCGGGTTGCTGCGAGGTTAGGGATATTTGATGTTGATGAATTAGCAAAAGAACCATACTGGAAGATTCAGGAGTGGCTACAATTCATAGAGTGGGAAGACAGACACAAACCGCCAAGTATTTTTTAGGCAGTAGCTATGCCAAACGATCTTATTGTCCGTATAGGAGCCGACACAAGCCAAGCTGAGGCTGCGTTTAAAAAATTTAGGGCTAGTGCGGAAGGGCTGGCTAATAACTTGGCCAGCTCTTTCCGTTCTGTGGCAACACAAATAAGCGGTGCATTAGCCGCCGCGTTTTCCATTAAACAACTAGCTGATTTTGAAGAGCAGGTTCGAGCCGCAGCGATAAATTCACTCGAGGCAGTTCGTTCGTTAGGACAGTTTAGACAACGACTAGCTCTAATCGCCGCTGCAGCTTCTGAAACAGGGCAGAATGTTGCAGAAGCCGCTGGTGAATTCTTAAACTTAGGGCACAGTGTCGAACAATTAGGTGCACTTCTAATCAGTAATTCTCGTGCCGCTAGAGCACTGGGAGTATCGACTCGTGAAGCAGCGGCAGAAATAGGACGGCTTGCTAGGGAGTGGTATGGACTAGAAGCAGGAGCCGATGCGATAGAGCGTGTAGCAAGTGAGATTTTACGACTCACTTTGAATACGCGTGCTGGTGCTAGAGATATCATTGAAGTATTCCGAGGCGTAATTGAGGTAGGAGCACGACAGGCAGGACTACGGTTTGAAGAAGTCGCGGCACTTATTGCTCACCTAACTGAATTCGGAACACCCGCAAGAGAAATAAAGAATGTCCTAAAAGAACTCATCTTTACACTAACAGCTAATGCCTATCAGTTTGAGTTTCTCGGTATTTCAGTTCGCACCGCATCTGGTCAATTACGCCCACTAATCGAAATTATCGAGGACTTGCGTGATCGGATGCGGGCTCTTGGATTAAGCCCTGAACAACTAGCCGCCTTTTTACGTCTTCCTGAGACACTAAGACCGATCTTTTTGGAGCTTATTACTAACGTTGAGCGTTTTCGAGCACTCTTAATGGCCGCTCCTATTCCGCTCGAGGAAGTAGCAGCTCGGGCTGTTGCACCATGGAGGGAGTGGATAAATGAACTTTCGATGAGATTTGTTGCCTTAGGTGCGGGGATACAAAACTTAGCCAATGAGTTTCAGGGCTTAACGAGTCAGATAAGTGGAGTTGTTGATGCAGGAAATAGGCTACTAAAACTGATTCTTGCTCTAGGTAGCGGTTATGGGATCTATAAGTTGTATAAGGCCTTAAGTGGTCAGCTAGTGACCGGGTTTATCAGTCTGCTTGCTCGTCCTAATGATGCACTTATCAACTTGGCATCTACAAAATTTCTTGATGGACTTGCACTATCAGACTGGTTGGACGCCTTTTATAGACGTATGCAAAACATAGACCTTGAGGAACTTACAAAAATAGGTTTATCAAACGTCCAGGATATAAAAAATCAACAGCTAGTTATTTCACAGATCGATCAGTTTGCGACAGACCTCGAAAAGGTGTTAAGTAAGAAGGTGTTTCGTGAGAAAGGGATTTTAAGTAACGCTTTGTTAGGTTCTGTACGGTTTGATCCAACAACGTTCTTTGAGGTCCAAGCAGCCTTAAATGATGTGCAAAAATCAATTCACGATTTTTATAAGGTTGTAAGCGATAAACATTTAACAGCTGTCGAAAGAAGTAAAAAACTTGCAGCGGCCTATGAAGATTTTACAAAAAAGGTTGTAAATGCTGTTGGTTGGATAACAAAGCTATTTAGAACTCAACCTCCAATTTTGCCAGCTCACATTCAGAAGGGTTTGTTAGAGACGCAGAAGGAGCTAGTTGGTGCGTGGAAAAGTATTTCCTCTCATATTGGGGTACTCACTGGTACAAAGAAGGGTTTTAGTTATCTCACAGGGGTCGTTTCGCTCTTCTTTACGGCTATACAAACGCATCTTTCTCGTGCCGTAAGTGATACAGAGGAAAGGCTAAAAAAGTTTTTAGAGACAACCTCTAAGTATATTCGGCAGTGGTGGACGACGTTAAAAACTCGCCCCTTGGACTTATTTAAACCCTCTGCTGGAACCATAACAGGTCTAAAGAATGTCCTAAATATCTTTAAGCTTATCGGAAAAGAAATCGTGCGGTCGTTTTTCACGTTAAGGGGGTGGTATGAAACATTACTCCAGGCCCTCACGTCGATTCGGCTCATGTATCGAGGAATAGCCGCTATTTCGATGGGGTTGTTTAGAGGAGGCCTTGCGATAGCAGGAAGTATGGTGGCAATTCAGGCGGTATCTGGATTACTTGACGCTATTACATACGGCATCGGAGAAATGTGGGAGAAGTGGAGGAAGAATTTTTCATCAGCTTGGCGTGGCGTTTTGGATCCAATTTTGAGATCGAGAAAGTACATCGAAAAGGAAGCACGAGAGGCAGCGGTAACAAAAGGAGGTGTTTGGGCAGAGCAGATTAGAGAGATGAGGACATTGATGGAGAGGGTTGCAGCATTGAGGAAGGCAGGAGTTGAGTTCGTCCCTGGCTCCGAAATATTGCCTGCTATCCATGAGTTAGCCACAGCACTCGATAGGAAGATAATTGAGGCTGAGCTGGATGAAGAAAGGAAACATTTAACAGCTTTACGAAATAAGCTACTAGACATCGCCGCATTAGCTAAGGATGGAACGTTTAACACTATTGAACTTGCTAACGCTTTTGCAGAACTCGTTGCTTTTTCACCAGAATTCGAATCGTTACGCCGCGAGTTTTTAGGCTTAACCCGTGATGTCACTATCAGCCTAGATGATCTTGCTAGTGCATTTGAACAGCTTAATAAACGCTGGATTTTATTCAGAGGCGTGCTGTACGAGACCAAGAAGTCATTTGCCGAGCTAAGCCAAACGGAACAACAGATCGAGGCTCAGCGGCTTCGAGCATTACATCTAGCTGAAAGGATGCAGCGGGCACAGGAAATGATATCAGAGGCTATGCAAGGGGCCAGATCACATATGAGGGAACAGGTTGGACTATTAAAGGAAATCGTTGCAAACTTAAACGCTATTGGAAATATGCCAGATGAGATCGCGAGACAGACATTTCTAACCATCAGAGGCGTTGAAGCGAATATTCTTGGTTGGCGTCAGATTGCTAATGTCTTGTGGCATGAGGTTGTAAAAGGCATTGACGACTATCATCAACGGTTACGAGATGCGAGATTGGAAGCAGCATTATTAGCTCAAGGATTTAGAGGAGCGGCATTTGAACGCGAGAAACAAATTGCCCGTTATATGCGTGAGGGAGTGCCACGAGACTGGATTGCCCCGTTGATTGAGGCCACAGATCGGATGGAACGATCAGTGGAGAGAGTCAAAAATGCGTTTGCTGAAATGGAAAATGCTTGGAAACAATCGGCCGCCGGAGCTGTTGCAGAACTTAGGGCGACAGTTGAGGCACTAAAAGATATAGCAGGCGTACATGAGGCGATTCGATATTTGTGGTTTAAAGAGCAAGAGACAAGAAAAGAATTATTAAGAAACTTCCGCCTTGAAGCACCCCCAGCTGCAATATTAGGTACCCGCGAAGCATACTCAGCGATCATTAGGGCGGCTTTACAACTCATGCAACCACAGGATGAGCAGCTACGAACATTGCAAGCAATACTGAATGAATGCCGACAAACTAGACTTATTCTACAACAGCAAGCACAGCAATGAGCGTAACCTGGAAGCAAATTAGATTTTTAGAGTATTCGAAAGCTAAAGGCGGACTGTTCGGAGATTATCGTGCAGCTGAGGAGTTTTTAGCTATTGCTCCACCCACTATGACGATCAAGGAGGTGTTAGAGGATACAAACGCACCAAAGTTAGGTCAGAGTTGGTCGCAGGATAATAAGCTGAAGTGTGTGGATGTTAGGGCAGAGTTGATTAAGCCTGGCTATTTTAGAGTCAGGGCAGAGTATCAAATTCCGGAGTTAGTTGGTCGAGCTGGCGGACTAATTTATATCGTGCCTGTTGAACGGCCACCTGTTATCAGGTGGGATACGCATACGGTTAGGAAGGTGATTGAAAAGGATTTAAACAATCAGTGGGTGCTAAATTCTGCTGGTGATAAATTTGATCCACCATTGGAGGTCGATTGGGCCTATCCACAAGTGACTGTCGAGGTGCCGGTGCTAGAACTACCTGTCGGAGTCTGGAGCTATCTGAATGCAATCAACTCGCAGAGCTGGGAAATTGATGGTTACACAATCTCAGCTCGTTGTGCCAAGCTTGTTTCGATGTCTTTGTCAGAGTGGCAATTTGAGGAATGGGAAGGCGAGCTTTACCCATATCGAATTTTCTCATATACGGCCTTACTTCAGAGTACATCGTGGCAGCCTAAGGTGCTTGACTGCGGGTTTAGAGAAAGGGTGGATGGAGAGTTACGGCAGATCATTCTACCTAACGGCATGGCACCTAGTTCACCGGTTCTACTAGATGGTCAGGGGAGGGCACAACTGCAGCCAAACGCACAGCCCGTTTACCTAGATTTTACAGTATTTTATGAGCTTGATTTTAACCTTTTACCGCCACAGTAGACCTAAAATGACCCTAAATTTTGCATTTGGAACCTAGCTTCCAACAACAAAACTTACCCCATTTTTTGAGCCTTTTTAGCTCGAAAAAAGCTTACACATGTTCATCAACAGAGAAGAAAAGAAGTGGTTAAGGAAGAAAATTGAGGAAGAGAAACAAAAAGGCGGGCAGGGTGTACCGCCTCAGGAACCAGTATCGCAACAGCTTCCCGCATATGATCTCGTTGATGGTGTTTATCGGCAGAAAGGGACAAAAGACTACGCAAAGTACGTTAACTATGTACGTGGAGCTAGGCCAGAAGAAGAAAGAGATGGCCTTGAGTTTTCTCCTGAGCAATATGGACAGCCAACGCAGCTAGTTCCCGGCCATGAAATCCTTCTTCAATGGGATCAAAATAAAAACAAATTCATTCTTTTGCAAGGGGGGATCAACTTAGTATACGGTAAGGTTAAGCGGGTTTCTGGTTGGAGCGGGGGATACAATGAGGTCGATGTTGTAGTTGCTGAGCCACCACAATATGCTGGGATACATGTTAAAGCTCGCTGTGCAAAATCAATTAGAGCTGGTTGTGAGGTTAGTTGTGAATATTCAGGGGGGAGGTGGTGGGTAGTCGAAATTCATCGCTGCCCTCCGGTTTCGACAACGACAACTACCACAACAACAACTCCTGAACCTGTACAATGTGAAGGTCATTGTCGTTGGATATGTCAAAATGGATATTGGGTTAAAGAGGGTGGTTCTTGTCCTGATGGTTGTGTTTGTGAAAACCCGCCGTCTGAACATTGCTCAGAGGAAGGCGAGCGGCTTCATACTCGCTGCGTCCCTGGAAAGCCGGATGATGAAGTAAATTGTGATAACGGACATTGCAGGTGGGTATGTCGTGAAGTTGCTGGTCATTTCTTCTGGCAACTCTATTCCGCGGATTGCCCCGCTGAGTGTGCATGCCAAGCTCCAGATATTCCATGCCAATCGGATGGAACAGCAAGCTACGTAGGATGCCAGCGAAGGGATGATAAAAAATGTGAGTCGTCTTTTGCTCGCTGGGATTGGGTACAGACCGGTGAAACATACTCGGAAGGTGTTTGGGTAGAGACTGAACCCTGCCCCGCTGGTTGTAAAAGCTGCCCACCTACTTTTTGCTGCGACGATGAAACTGTAAGCGGTGAACCAGAGTGTAAATACACGCTCGTTCAGTGCGTTCCTACCGACCAACCGTGCTCGAAGGATCAGTTTCCAGAAGGTAGAGATTGCCAACCTCCTCCACCGCCTCCTCCTCCACCTCCCCCACCTGAACACTGCGAAGGAACTTGTCGGTGGTACTTCATGGGACCTGGATATGACTATGCCTTCTTAGAGGAGTCAACCTGTCCCAGCGATTGTTACTGTTGTCCGCCAACTCACTTTTGTGACGCTCTAGAACAGGGATACATTTTTGATACGACTTGCGTATCAAGTGAAGGTGACTGCGGTGATGAAATCCCTCCCGAATGCGATGGGTCTGACGAAGAGCATGAACCAAAACCACTAGAACCAGAGGATCCGTTATGTGGTCCGTTCCCAGAGGGGCATCCTTGTTGTAACGAACGAGAAGAAGATAGTGGTTCGCAAGGAGGGGGAGGCGAACCGTGTAGGTGTAAAGAGGATGAAGGTAATAAGTGTCTATGGTACCGTGATCCTTTAGGCCATTATCAGCTTGTAGAAACGAACTGCTGTTATAACTGCCCCTGTGAACCAGCACCACCATTAGAAATATGTCAATTTGGTGAGTCTCGTTGTAGCCCTCGCCCTGCTACACCTCCGCCTGCACCTAAGAAATATTGTGCTGGAGGATGTATATGGCTTTTCTACAAAGGATATAAAGATGAAATCGGGAGTTGGATTAAAATTGGGGGAACTTGTCACCCTGGTGATGCTGAAGAATGTTCGTATAAAACTTGGAATGGAAAAATTCGAAAAACAAAATGCCTCGACTGTGTTTGCGAGGCTCCACAATCCAAGACCTTCCCTTGCGTTGGTCACTGTGTATGGAAGTATCAAAACGGGATATGGGTTCAGACTGCCAACTGCCAAAATGCGGGAGATGATGACGGTTGTAGCTGTCCAGAAGTCGACTTCCCGCCTAATCCGCAAGAAGGGGATATTTTCTCGGCATGCTGTGAGGGCTACAACTCGCAACCTAATTGTGGTGATGTCATAGGAACTCCGTGTATATGTGTGTGTCCAGAAATTGACTGCACTGCTAATGCCCTATCATGAGCTGTTATAGAAAACGTTGCAGAATGACTTACTGGAACGGGGTCTGGATAACCCATGGCGACAGTGATTGTCCGCCTGGGTGTCGCTGTGCCCCTCCGCTACTGCCACCTTGGATGGAACTGGAAAATGGAGCTACGTTCCTATCGGCCTGTGAACCCGATCCTGATGCCCCTGAACCTACGACGACTACTGAGTATCCTTACCAGTCTACAACTACGAGCACGACGACAACACCTCCTCCAGCGGGCTTTTGCGTTTATGAGTGGGACAGCGGGCTTTCGAGGTACGTTCTGACCGTCGAAAATTGTGAATCTGGTTATTACTGCGATAATCCACCACAAGAATTTAGAGGTTACGTTGTTGAAGTTCCTTGTGTATCCCCTGAACCTGAACGTCCTGCTTGCTTTAACCAATTTTGCATTTATCGCCGTCGTTTTTCTGCTCCGCAATATAAAGGCTGGAGTTATGTGCTGGTGGAAAAAAGATGCATGGGTAACTGCAAGTGCAAAATTCCCGATGAATACAAGGAAATGATGACAAGGATATGGGTGGACGAGCATCCACCCTTTGCAGACATTCTAATCGTTCCATGTGAAGAGGCAGAAGGAGATGACGATACACTAACAGATTGCGATGGCTGGGCATATTTTTATTACTCAGAAATTTCTCAACGTTGGATATGTGAAACGTGCGATCAGTTACCGCCAAACTGTGCTCCGCAAGTTAATGAGTGTATCGTTCTAGCAGACTACCCTGATGCTAAGTTCTTCTATGCCCCAATTGTATCGAAAGAAAGGGCGTTATATGATTTCAGACCGCTCGATTGTCATCTCTGCACTGGTAACTGCACATATGTCGGGCGGCACGGAACTTGGTATGTCACTGGTGACTGCGGGTTAGGTGGTGGACTCTGGCCAATAGGATCGTTTTGCTGTTGTCCATATCCTCATAGACCTCCACGATATGAAGGCGAATATATCATAACGAGATGTGGGGCCTATGATCCGTTAAGATTTTTTGGATATGCGATCACGGGCGAATATAGAATTGGGTATTTTGAAACGCCATCACGGGATCAACTTAAGGTTTATTATGTTGATGGATATCCTATCTGTGCAACGGAATCGGAAGACGGAATACCACTGATTCCTGACTATCCAACTTTTTACTTCCCGAGCCTAGACGGATCAACCTGTATCCACGCAAGTCAACTCGATCTTTGTGACCTAGGCCAAGACCCCGATCCTCCACTGCCTCCTCCTGGTTCTCCCTGTTATGGCTGCTCGTGTACATGGAGCTGGGATAGTAGACTAAAAACTTGGCGATTAGTCGAAGGATGTTATGTCGGATACCGCTGCGACGAGTGTATAGGCTGCTATCCTCCTCCTGCCTCCGGTGATGAGCTCTACATGGGCACCTACTACTCGCCCTGTTATGGACCTGACTCTACAACGACTACTACAACAACGACTACTACTACGACAACGAGCACGACCACTACAACAACAACTACAACCACGACAACAACGACAACCACTACTACAACGACAACAACCAGCACGACAGAGGAACCAGGCACAACAACAACGGGAGAACCAGGAGGTTGTGATAATTGCCAGTGTACATGGTACTCTTATGAAGACTCTGGCGGTGGTTATTACTGGGAATTAGTTGAATGGTGTAGTGGCGGTTATTGCGACTACTGCACCTACTGTCCACAACCCAGTGAACCGCCATCAGGACCAGGACAAACAACCTATACACAGTGTATCTAACCATGAAACTAGCATATGCAATTAACGACCACTTGTTCGTTAAAGAAAACGAAAACTCAAATATCGTCGTCTATCGTTGCTCTAAATGTTTCGCTGTTTTGGCCGTGGAAAAAGATAAAGTTGAAGCAGCTTTGTCACGTTATCCAGGCTGCATCTCTATCGCTGTACAAGTAGATCGTGAGAAGTTAGAAAAATTACAACCAAAAAAGAAAGGCGGGTGTGGTTGTGGAAAAAGGAGGCTAAACCAATGATTAAATATCTGCTTGCTATTTTCATCTCTTTCACAATTTGCTTTAGTTCCTTCGCTCAATGTCCCGGTGGCTTTTGTCCTTTACCACCTCAGCAAAAACAGCAAAATGATCGAGCTGCAAAATACCCAGAGTTCGTTATCGTTGAGGCAGGAATAGGCAAAGGGTCAGGCACATGCTTTTACTACGATGAAAAGAATAATGAAAGTTACGTTTTTTCAGTAGCTCATGTCGTTTCAAAGGGGCAAAGAGGAAATGTTGTTTTATACGATGGAACCAGACTGCCCTTTATTTGCATCGACTCTAGTAGCCATAGGAACACAGTGAGAATAGGAAGCTTTATTAGTGATGATCTGCAATTAAGCGGATTTTGGTGCTACATTGAAAATTTACAACTATGGCAGCCGGAGTATGCAATCCTAAAAGTTCACGGCAAAATCCCAAAACAGCGATTAGTCCGTGATCCTAGTGAACCCGTTAAAGTCGGTGATAAAGCATTCGTGATAGGTTGGATAGGAGGAAGAAAATTTGAGATTCGATTTGGAACTATTATTAGATTAGAAAGTGGAATTATTATTGTCGATGTACCAGCTATTCCAGGAATGTCGGGCGGTGCAATTTTAAGAGAGCACAAATCGGAACTAACACAAGAAGAACATGATGAACTTGTTGGACTTATTTCTGCAACAGATGGAAGGAACACAATCGGAGTGCCTATTAGCTACGTCATTAAAAACATCGAATATGCTTCTTGGCTTCCTTGGCGTCGATATGCAGAAGAATATGATCGACTGCAGCAAGATTATAACCGGCTACAAGATGAGTTAAACAGATTACGCGAACAATTTAATCGTTTCCAAGGGCAACAACAGGAGCGACAAGAAAAACCACAACAAGAACAAAAAGAGGAAAAAATCGCACCACCCAATCAATCACAGCCACCCGATTTTGATACAAAAAATGGTGATGGTGCGTTGATTGGTGGGTGGATATTTTGGGGTTTTGTCGTTGTTGTGGTTTGGCTTGCGATTCTAACTTTCTCTGGTCGTGGGTTTGTATTCAGTAGTTCGATTGCTGGTTGGATCACTAGGTTGATTCCTGGAAAAGTAGATGATGTTATTGTTGCCTTGTTAGCTCTAGGTGAAAATGCTCTGGCTGCTTACTTATCATCAAAAGTTAAAATGTCTAAAAATAAGTTCAGACAGCTTCAAGAAACAGCCAAGAAAGTTCGGGAGGTAATAAATGACAGAAAATAGTTGTCCGTATCGTGAAGTTTGCATCGAACGATTTGATCTTATCGAAAAGAAGATTGAAGAGGCAAAAGCAAATAACGAGAAACTAATCGCATATATCAAGGAGCGAATCGAGAGCTTTACACAAGCTTTAGATATGCGATTAGAGGAAATGCAACGAATTATTAACCGATTGCAGGAAATTGTTTACGGAAATGGAAGTGGATTAATCGCGAAGGTTAATACGTTGTGGTATATTGTTTGGGTTTTAACTTTCGTGGTTTTTGGACAAGGAATTATAAGCGTTTTTGGATTCTTTTAATTATTAATCTTCATCATCAAATGGATTAATAAAACCACTAACATCTTCGTCCAATTCCTCTTTTTTGCATTTAGCATCGATCAGGTGCTTAGCGAAAAAGTCCTTGAGCCTCTTTAGTAGTTCATCTGCTTCCTTTGCTGAAATTCCTCGCCTCTTTAACATCCTCTTAAATTTTCGCTCGCCAAAGTCGTCGAATAGAACCAAATCTAGAAATATTTTTGCTGCTGTCCGCTCCTTCTTCGGTAACTTCCTAACTAGCCGATACGCCTCCTCTAAAAGCTTTCCCCTTCCCTTAGTTGCTTTTTGTCCTAGATATAACATTAGCCCCATTGGTTTTATTTGCCAGTGTGGGTTAACCTTCTTTTTGTGCTTATAATCGGTAAATAAAATCTCGTATTTCCAACAATTATCCCTTCCAATTGTGATAACATAAAAATAGTTTCTGATCGAGTTCATTATGTATGTACTCAGGCGTGTTTTATCTGGATCATAACCCGCTAAGCACCTAATAAAGAGCTCGAGAATTTCTGACTCTGTTTCCTCATCGACTTTTATACCGAAATAAGAAGAGAACTTAACTATACCATGGACTAGTAGTGGAGCATAACCTCGAAGTAAAATTTCAAATGCTTCCGAGTCGCCGCTTTTCCACCTTTCTAATAAATCCTTCTCCTCCTCTTTTGATAGCTTCCTGTGTTCCTTGGCGTAGTGAAATAAAAGAGGAAAACGATTATGCAACTTCTTCATAAAATTTCATTAGAAGAAAAAATCTGAAACAGTTTTGGGTTAGCAAAATGTTTTTTCATTTGACGTTTAATTTTCAGCCAGTTTTCAAATGTCGTTATGAAACGTTTACCTGGTTTCCTATCACGCTCTAAGATGTCAAACGGGTAACGAGCTAAGATGTTGCAAAGGACATAACGAGCTTTTGCTTTTGTTTTGAGAACACTGCAAACATGAGATAGTTCACGATTGATATCGCCGTATCTAAAAATGAGAGGAGATAGATCGCCATCTAAACCACTATTAAACAACGCCTCTCTTTTCTTCAACAAGCAATTGTTCAAGGCAACAAGGCAAACCTGTAAATCTTGTAATGTAAAAATTCGTTGGACTTCTTTTAAGTCAATCTGGATAATTGGATGTTCTTTTTCTAACAGGCTATATAAACTCGTTCCTTTTGCCTTCACTAACACACGCCCTTTGACCCTCTTCCAGGTGGCGTAGGTTATGTGATATAAAAAATAACATCGCGTGATATAGAAAGGAAAAGGCAAACGCTTTCTTATCTTATCTAGATATCTAAACCCGCGAATGTCCAACTTCAGGGCTTCCACGATTGCTTTTAACGACCTCACGATATCCTTACTATAGATGTCGAAGCCGGTATAGTCTAATGATAATTTCAGTTTTTCATACTCAACCTTCTGCTGATTTATTAGATTATTGATCGAAACGTAAACTAAAAATCGCATTATCTGCGAGCTATAACCCATCTCCTCCTCCTTTCAAACAATTATATATAATTTGGTGGAGGTGAAAAACGATGATAGCAAAAAGAGAGTTCAACCCGGAATATATCTACTACAAAGGACAGAAATGGATCAGACTAGATGATAGACGCAAACTCAGAAAAGGATCATACTCTAAACGCACCTTTTACGACTGTAATAGCATACATGTCGGATCAAAAACTTATGTTCGCGAGGATGTGCTTTATGAGCCGGTGAACAAAACGCGGACATATATAGTCTACAGAGAAGGAAAACATGTGCGTGCGGAGGCCTTTTTCTATGAGGGCGAGTGGTACGTTTCTCAGAGAGCAATGATGAAGATTGTTTATGCTTATCATGTTGAAGGCTTAGAGAAACTAAGATTTTATGTACATGGGAAAGTTTATTACAAAACGAGTGAGTTAAGACAGTTTTTACGAGAAAAGCTAATATCAACTGACTGGATAGATCATGAAATCGTTAGAGCTAGTAAAATCTGATCTTTTATTAAATTTCGTCGAGACGAGAGAGAGAAACAGAGAACGGTGTTATATAAGGTGTAACGCAATCGTTTTTCCAAACGAGCTCGACTCAGCCTGTGAGTCATACATGTACTATCTCCTCTGGTGTATCTCTGAGGAGCGAGCCGCGATCGCTGTCACCAAGGACTTCTTTCTGATCGACACCGGTCCCTCGATTCTGAGTGTGGGTGAGGCAGTAAGGTTGCTCGGTAGAGAGCTAGGGGTAGTTGAGTTAGTCATGCCGGGGGTGATCGGGGGTAAAATGGAGGAGCGGGTATGGAAGGCTATAGATAAGTTAAGGGTGGCAGAAAAGGAAAAGAGGCTGAATGTTTATCGAAAAAAGCAAATTTATAAGAATTCGAATTAAAAAAATTTTATTTGCCTCGGACACACCTATATAATATATAGTGGAAGGGGGCAGCTGGAAAAAAGAAAAACCCATGAACCAACGGATGCCTAGGAGCGTATAATAGATGTAGGTGGGACCCCGACCCGTGGTGGTGTC